GTTCTCCCCTCCTTAACCCGGCAGCTTGAGCACGGTTCCGGGATAAATCCACCAGCCGTTACTGCTACTCGATCTGCCGTACTTCTTGGCGGCGGCCTCAATGGCAGCCTTGTTCAGATTATAGATAGACTGCCACTTAGTACCGTTCCCCAGCTTCACGCGAGCAATGTCCCACAGCGTGTCACCGGACTTGACGGTGTACGTTTTGTTCTTAGGTGCAGTCATAGTGTCGCGCTTCTGCGTGACGGTCGCTTTCTTGGTGCCGCTGCTGCTCTCGCTCTTTTTGAACTCGATCAGCTTGGTCTTGACATCCACATAAGTCAGCAGTTCGATTTTCGCCATCACGTCAACGCCGTAGCTACCGGCATCTTCGCTCAGTTCGTAGCTTTCCAACGATACCATGAGCGGCTTGTCCGGGTCGTTCGTCATCAGCAGATTGCCTGCGTCGTCCGTGCGGATGACCAAAAACTCAAACGGCTTGCACTCACGCTTGAGCTTTTCCAGCAGTGACATATAATACTGTGCCGGCTGGTAGCCGTTCGGGTAACACGCAAACGGGTATTCCCTGTTCGGCAGGAGCGCATTGAAGCTGTACTTGCTCAATCCGGGTGCCTTGATGATGTTGCGCTGCCCCTCGTTGATGAGGTTGATGGTCTTGTTCTGGTTGCTGATCTTGATGGTCAGTGACGACGGCGTAACCGGAAGGCGCACACCGTCCATGTAAAATTCGTACATATTTAGATGTGCACTCCTTCCGCACTGGTGACAAGCGCCTCGGTGACCTTGGCTTCCAGCAGATTGACTACGCCGTCCAGATCCATCTCGTTCGAGATGTTGTTGTGGTTGACCATTTCCACCTTGATCTCGGCGGTGGTGTATTTGTTGATGACCTGCCGCTCGGCAATATCGCGCAGCAGCTTGATGTCGTCCGAGGATACGCTCACGTCGTCCGCAATCTGTGCGGTGTTGTCCGCAATGTTAGACAGCAGACCCGTCGCCGGATCGTCCGGCAGGTCAAGACCCAGCTTTTCGGAAATGCTGTTCTGGAGGTTTGCGCCCCAGTTGTAGCCGTTGGCGTAAGCCGTCGAATACTCGATCTTCTCCTTGTGCTTGACATATTCCGTCCACCCGGACTGATCCTTGATCTTCTGGATGCTGTCGGTGTAGCTGTCGTAGAACGCGTCCAGACCGCTGGTGATGTTGATCTTCACACCCGGAATAAGGTTGATGAGCTTCTCGATCGTCCTCACCATACCGCGGATGACGCCGACAACATACTGGCTGAGCTGCAAAAACAAAATCTCGATCGACGCAATCGGGTGCTGGAACACGTTGCCGAGGAAGTTGATAAGGTCGGCAATGACGTTGTAGACCGGCAGATAGAACATATTGTAGACAAACGCGCCTGCCATCGCGAACAGGCCGCAGATCACGCCGACGGCGCTCGTCGTTTCGTTCTTTGCCCGGTTCGTGTAGTTGATGTACGCCGCGATCACGCCGATGAGAATGATGATCGAGCCGATAATCAGCACAATCGGGTTGAGCGACATCACGGCATTGAGCATCTTCTGTGCGGCAGTCAGCGCCTTCGTAGCCGCAGCACAGATCTTCGTCCAGTTGGCGGCCACCGCAAACAGCGCAAAGGCTGCCGCAGCCGCAAGCACCAGCGGGCCGATAATCTCGATGTTGTTCGCCACCCAGTTGATGGCTTCGAGCAGCGGCTGCAACGACATGACCGCCATGTTGCTCGCCTGTGTCCAGACGTCCGACCAGGTGAGCGGAATCTCGTTAAACTTCTGGTTGGTTTCCTCCGCCGAGGACAGCAGCGCGGACTTGACGACGCTCGCTGTCAGCTCGCCCTCCTGCGCCATGCTACGAATTTCACCGACCGATACGCCGAGATAGTCGGCAATTGACTGAATGATGGTCGGCGCCTGCTCGAATACCGAGTTCAGCTCCTCACCGCGCAGCACGCCGGAGCCCATCGCCTGCGTGATCTGCAGCATGGCGGCGGCCTGACCCTCTGCCGATGTGCCGGCGATCTTGAACTGCTTGTTCAGCTGCTCGACAAACGCGATCGTTTCCTGATTGCTGCTGAATGCGTCACCGGCCAGCAGACCCATCTTCGCGACCGCATCCGCCGTAGCGTTGTACGCGCCGCGCGAACGCATAGCCGACTGATAGATCAGCTCCTGCAGGTCGGCGGTGCTTTGCAGACCGTCGTTCATCAGATTCAGACGCGCCGTGGTCTGCGTCATTTCGTCTGACATACGCACGATACCGCTCACCAGCTTGGAGCCGAGGAACGCTGTACCCAGCTTTTTGAGCGATGCCGTCAGGTTTTCCGCCGGCGGCTGTGCCGAGGTCATGCCGCTCCGCAGCTCCTCGACTTCGCTCACGGTTCGGGTGAGTTCTTCGCGCACACCCGCCAATTCGCTGTTAAATTGTGCGTACAGACCGGTCGGCGCAGCCCGTTCGGTCAGGTTCTGCATCCGCTCAAACCGGTCGTTGACCATACTCAGGCTGGACGAAATACGGCTGAGCACATTACTCATGCCGTCGCGCAGCTGGACGGTATTTGACAGTGCCATAGAACTCACCTCCCTCGTTTTGCTTTATCCAGAGCCGCCTTTTCGTCCTCGTTGTACACGACACAGGACGCCCAGATAAATGCCCGTTCTTCCTTTGGCAGACTTAAATATTCGGACGGCAGGATATGGAGCTTTTGCAGGCAGTAATGCGCTGCATACGCTTCATAATCATCAGAGCCCTCACCGTCCCGAATCAGTTTTTTGCCTGTTCCACCAGATCGAGCTTGTCACCGAAGCCGCAGATATCGAACAGCTTTTCCGTATAGTTCGTATACTCACCCGGCGTCAGCATGGCCGAGATCAGCTCCTCGGCGCATTTCACGCCGTAGCTGTCCTGCAGTTCTGCATCGTTGAGGTTCGGATAAACCGTGCAGGCGGCTGCCAGCTTGGCAAGGTACAGCACGTTGTCGAATTCCTGACGGAAGCTGCCGCGCTTGCCCGGCACCTGTACGCGGTACTGGCAGTCACGGCGCAGCGTTTCGTCCTCGCGCGAGGAAATGCAGCGCACCTCCCACTCGAGCGGCTTGCCGTCCTCATCGGTGAAGCGGTCGGACACGACCAGCCTTACGTTTTCAACCTGTTTGGCGTTCTGCGCCAGAAATGCGGTAAGATTACCCATTGTACAAATTCCTCCTTATTCCATACCGGACAGTTCGGTAAACTCCTCGGGCATATCCCAGCCGTCGAACGTACCGGAAAGCTCCTCGTCAAGCAGACTGTCGCCTGCGTCGAACTTCGCCAGAATCGAGCTGTCGATCAGGCAGCCGGTGTGCGTGATGGTCTGACGGCCGGCAGACGAGGACGGGTCCTCGTTGGACACCTGAATCTCAAACGGCGTCATCCTGCCGGTCTTGCAGTAGGTCAGGAACCAGCGGCGAAACACGCTCTGGTTAAAGTGCGCCGTGCCCTTCCACGAACCGGACCAGCCGGTTGGCTTCTTGCCCTTGCCGGTGCGGCCGAGCAGCTTTACGTCCTGAATGTCGACCTTCGCGGACGACTCAAAGCTGTACAGCTGCATCATATTGTAGCGGTTGCCGTCAAGGGTGACGTAGCACTCGGCCATCGAACCGGCTACCGCATCATTTGCTTTCATAACAGGAGCGTTCAGCATGACTTTTCCCTCCTTTATTCAACGATTACCTTCATGTAAAGCTGTTCCATCGCGGAAACCGGCTGTACATGGTCCTCGACCGCAACAGACTTCTTCATGTCGCCCTGCGACACGGTGACGCTGCTGCTGTCAAAGTTCTCAATGGCGCGGATGGTCTGGAGCTGATTGTGGTGCGCTACAATGTCGCTCCACAGGCTCACGCGGCCGGAGGCGTCGTTCTGCACCTTGCCGAGGTACTTCGAGTTAAACAGCGATGCAATGTCATTGGCGATCTGGTCGAGCACGCGCATGACCTGATTGGACGAGAAATCCGCGCTCTTTTCGTCCGTGACGGACACAAAGGTGTTGATGTCGGTCAGCACGCGCGTCTGGTCACCGACACGGTGAAATGTGAACTCACCGGCCTTGATCGCCTTTTCAAGCTGGGTCTGCGTGTAGTTCGTGTCGATGTCGTACTCGCCGGTGTAGGTCGAGTTGGTCATCGAGCGGTTGACCGCGCACGCAGATTCCGCGCCGGTCGTCCAGTAGACAGCCGAGGTATCATCAGATGCACCGACCAGACCGTTCTTGACGGAAATCACGCCCTCATAGTCTGCCGCAGGGTAGCCATGCAGCACGCACTGGAACTTCACGCCCTGCTCATCACGCAGGCGGCGCGTCCAGTTGGCGAACAGACCCTTGACCGTGCTGTTCTTCGTGTCGCAGCCGACCGCGTTAAAGCTGTACGGCTCGATCTTGTCGAGGAACGTCTGGTAAGCTGCATCCTGCACCGCGCCGGTCGTGCCGCCGGTGAGCAGCAGGCCTGCGTTCTCGGTCAGCGCTTCGCTGCCCTTCCAGTGCAGATAGTCGTTGTCGGAAAGGTCGGAAACTGCCTTAACTGCCTTCTGCGCGTCCACAAGGGTCGTGCCGAGGTAGGTCGAAACGTCGTAGACCTCGTTCGTCGATACCGTGAAGCCCTCGTTCTGCTGAATCACGATCTTCAGTTCGTTGCCGATCTTGCCCGGATACTTCGCCTCTGCGTACTTGCAGGCTGCCTTTGCACCGCCGCTGTTCAGACGGAACAGGTGCAGCGTCTTGGCATTTGCGAAGATCTCGCGCAGCGGACGCAGCTCGTCCGCCGTGTAAGCGTAGCCGGTCAGCGCAAGTGAGCCCTTCTGGAACTCGCTGTTCTCGATGGTCACGACCTCGTTCTCCGGTCCCCAGTCGAGAGACAGCGGGAAAGCCGCCGTGCCGCGGTCGCCCAGGGTCGCAGACGCACGAGCCGCCGACACAAAGTTGATGTACGCACCGGGCAGAACCTTGTTCTGTACGGTATACATACCGCCGCCTAAAGCCATTTAATTCACCTTGCCTTTCATAAAGTTATCAATGAGCGCGTCCACCTCGGAAAAGGTGTAGCGCTGATCCTTGTCGAGCAGCACACCCAGCAGGTCGCGCCGCTCGCGGTATCTGTCGAAGGTCAGGAGCTGTGCGCCGGTAAACGCCGGTGCTCCTGCCTCGGTTTTGCGTTTGACTGCCATTTTCGTTCTCCGTTCCTACGGTGGTCTGCAAATTCTCCATCGGAATATCCTCCGGGATTTCCCGGACAAACTGCCGGTAGTCCGCGAAGAAGTGCAGCACCTCGTCTGTAATTTCCCACGAGAGATTGCTCCCGCGCAGGCTCTCCGTGCGCCGCAGCAGCAGCGTGAGCGTCTGTGCAACTTCCCGGCACTGCTCCTGCGGACGGCCGTCCGACGGGAAGAACCGCACGTCCATGTGCTGCACGATCTCATGCAGACCGGACGGGTACGGCGTGACGTCCGCACGAAGCTGCCGAATGGAGAAGCACGGCGCAGAGAAGCCCTGCTCGATGCTCTCGGTGTAAATGTCGTACTGCTCCGGCGGAAACGCCGTGCGCAGCTTATCGACGATTTCCTGTACGGTGTTAATCATTTGCCCTCCATCATGCGGCTGAGAAATTCCTCGCTTTTGGTCTTGATAATATCGGGCGCAGCTTTCTGGAGATCGAACATGCCATTGCGCAGCATGTGCTTTCCTTCAACGAAACTGCGAACCAGGCGTTTGCCAATAGCCGGAACATACCGTCCGACCTCCTGCCGGTGGCCGTTCTCGACGAACGGCGCGTACTCAATGTTGTTGTAGATTTCTGCACGATAATGTTTACCGCTGCGCCGCGCTTTCGTCGTAAACCAGTTGCGGTGCAGGTGTCCACTCAGACCGGGCGGTGTCCGTTCAATGACATCAGCCAACAAATCATTCATCATCTTATCGAGCAGCTCTGTATAGAACTTGTCCATTTCCTGCTCACTTGCAGCGGCTTTGACGCGTTCGTTTAAGTCGCGCAGCTCGTGGAAATCACAGCTTCCCCAGCTTGCCATTACGCTCGCTCCTCTCGGACGGCGGAAAGCTGCTGATGGGTCGGATAGATCGCGCTCTCGCCGCTGTATTTCAGCCGATAGGTCGCGCCGTACTGCTGAACCGCAATGCGGCAGCCTGCCGGAATCGTCAGCTCCGGCGCACAGTAGATCGTGGCCTGATAGCTGATCTGACCGCTGTTCGCGTCGGTCTTGCTGTCCGGTGTGCCCGAAAACGACAGTGCACACGGGATATTCTCGTGCAGCACCGCGTCCGGTGTAACAACGGTTTCGCCGCCCACTTCCTGTTTGCTTGTGCCGGTGACGGTCATCACGCCGTCATAGGTCTGCTCGAGCAGCGCACGCTCCAGCTCCGGATTGCCGAGCATACTACCACCTCATCTTTCGATAGGCGTTCAGCTGCGCCTTGTAGTCGGTGAGGAAGTCGCCCGAGCCTGCCAGCGCCGCCAGCTGTTCCGCTGCGGTTGCAAAGGAAAAGGACGTATCCCCTCTGGACACGCCCTTTGCGGCAGGCTGCATATTCTCGTTCTGGAGCTGTACGCCGTTTACCAGACCGCGCACCATCAGCGCCGCTGTATTCAGCAGGCCGTCCGGCGCTTCGGTCAGATTGCAGTAATTACAGATCTGCTCGAGCACCAGCGCACACGCGAAATCAAGCGTCGTTTCCGGCAGGTTCGGCAGCAGGCTTTGCGCCCGCAGCATCAGCGTTTCCCTTGTCATTTTTGCGCTTCCCCCTCGGTTTGTCCTCGGTCGGCTCGGTTTCCTCCTCGGCGGTCACGGTTTCCACGGTAAAGCCCGCACGGCCGGAGAACCAGCTTGCAAGCCACTCGTTATCCGTCTGTGCCTCACCACTGACGAACTGCACGCCGCCGATCTTGCGGTCGTACCCCACGTTCGGTGCCTTGATCTTGTACATAGCGCTTCCCTCACTTTACCTTGAAATTACGCAGCACGCCGGCAGCGCGGGACTTCTTGAGCACGGTAGCGGCTACCATTTCCACGTCACCGGCCTTGACTGCACCTGCGGTAGAGAAATCAGGCAGCGTGGTGGTGATGACCTTGCCGCCCATCGGAGAGACCGCGTGGAAGCCGTCCAGACCCAGACGGACTGCGTACAGGTCAGTCAGACCCGCAACCGTGGTCTTGGACGAGGACGCGCCGTATTCACGCGACGTAATCGGCACGACCGGCTTTTCCTTCTTCTCGGCGGTGTCATAGTAATACTGCATATCCATGAACGGAATGCCGTTGTAACCGCTCATCTGACGGCCGAAAGCGTCCTCGGAGTGGGTCAGATAACCGGCACGGCGGGCGCAGGAGCGGATCTTGGTCAGCAGCGCCGCATTGCCGATGAGCATGGTCGGCACGCCGTCCAGCTCGGAGAGGAACTCGTCGAGCATATCGAGCACGGTCTTGTAGTTGGTGTCGATCGCCGCCGAGGTGGACAGGTCGATCGCCTTGGATGCATCCGCGTTGAGCTCGGTGGAAGTGCCGACAAGCAGCGTGTCCAGACCGTCAAAGCCCTTGGTGCCCTTGTCGCCGTTGATGGCGGTGTAGTGGAACAGGTTGGTGGTCGCCTTGATGTGCTCCTCCAGCTGGAACTGCACCTCGTTGATCTGACCGTTTGCGGTATTCGCCAGAACGCGGTCGATCTTGAACGTACCGCCGAAGATCTTGAGGTCAACCGACTTGGTTTCGCGGTCGGCTACGGTGTCGGTGTAGTCGGTGTTGATGTCACGGAAATCCGCGCCTGCCGGGGTCTTGAGCTGAGTGTAGCCATAAGTCAGCGTAGAGCCGCCCGTGCCGGGAGAAACCGAGTTGTCGAACGTCAGTGCGTTCAGCAGCATGGAGCCGCGGCGGAACTGGTCAATAACCTGCTGGTCCACATGGTTTGCCATGCCGACCTTTGCCTGTGCGAGAGTGATAGGCATTTTTCATTCCTTCTTTCTGTTAGCCGTTGGTGTTGTATACTTCTGCGAGAGCGGAACCGAGGTCGTTTACCGTGTTCGGGTTGCCGCCGGACTGCGGATTGTAGCCGCCGCCCTGACCGCCGTTCGGGTTTCCGCCCTTGTCGCCCTGCTTGCCGGACTGACCTGCGCCGTCCTCCTCGAACAGCCATGCCTTGTCCTTTTTCAGACTTTCGACCTGCGCGTCAAGGCCGGTGATCTTGCCGTCCGCGCCGATCTTGATGTCGTCCATCGAGAGCGCCGCGCGGGTCAGCTGCGGATCGCGTGCGTGGGCACGGGTCAGCGCCAGGTCGATCGCCGCATCACGACGAATATTCGCGGTATCGGTGTCGTACTTGGTCTGGAGGGTCTTGAGGTCGTCCTCCAGCTTCTTCGGGTCCTTGCCGTCCCACGCTTTGGCGGCCGCACGCAGGTCCTTGATGGTGTTGTTCGCCGTGGTCAGCTCCTGCGCCTTGGTGTCAAGGTCGGCCTTGGGAACGTAAGCGCCGCCGGCGGCGTTGACCACCTCAAACTTTGCGTCCTTTGTGGCCTGCTGGAACTGCTCCCAGGTCAGTGCGCCCTTTTCAAACAGGCTTTTGAGAAATTCCATTGTTTTTTGCTCCTTTCATCGAAAAATGGGTATGAAAAAACCACCTTGGATTGAATCCTTGGTGGTTTAGTCCATCAGTTCTACTGTTTTGATTTCGGTTTCCAGCATTCCGGTCAGAACGCCGTTGTCGTCGCGCCGGATAATCAGCTCTGCAATCTCCGGTTCATTGTCCAGTGCGCCTACGACGGTGACGAATTTGCCGGTCAGCGTAATACCGTCCGTGCATTCCACCTTGAGGCGATGCGCTTTGTCATATGGGTGCTCGGTGCCGAGCAGCTTTTTCATGTGCTGAATGAGATCCATTGCTATCTTTCCAATGTACGGTCTTGATGACTAAGTCTTTGGTTGATAGTGAACGCCCGGTGCACATTCGATTGCCGGGTTTTCCTCCAGCTTATTCATATGCTCGCCCGGGATACCATCCGGAAACGCCTTGCAGCATACCCGCTTTCGGTGGATACAGGTATTGCACAGCACACCATGAACGCCCGACGGCTGCGAACAGCGTGCCAGAAACTTGTCATGATTGGACAGTTCTTCATATCGCCTGTTGCGTTCCTCGGGTGACAGCCTTTTGAAGTCCTCAAAGGTTAAATTTCTGTCAGCCATATGGTGTTGCCCTCCTTTCTGTCAACAATGAAACGCGATTCTCTCTTGAAAAGGATTTCCTTTTCGATTGTGTTGATACCACGCATATCTCTGCCGGTCTTACTCTGAATAACCAGCTGAATATCCATATCCGAGTCATATACCTCCGTAGAAGTAGACGTGTATGCGTCGTATGTAACGATCGCGTCAACCTCATGCGCTGCCAGAAAAGCAGCTTTATCCGGTATCATGTCACTGGACAGAGAACGATATACCGTTCCCTCGTACACTGGAAGTTTATCCAGCGCCTTGTCAAGCCGTTTCGTCCAGCGCTGTTCCGCTTCGCTGAGCGATTCACCTCGGCGCAGCTTATCGTTTAGCGAATAGCTGGCCGCACTGACATACTTCTGCAGTGCGCTTGTTTCGCGCTTGTTCAATTCCAGTATAGCATTTTCCGGGTCGTTTTCAATATATTTCTTATGCCATTCCTCATATGTCATACCTTTCTCGACATACTCGGTCTTGCCGGTCGCGGGATTTCTGGCGGCACGCTTACTGCCGATCCGGAACTCCGTCACCGGAACGGTGGTACACCGGCAGCGCGGATGCAGCGGCGGATAATTGATGCCGGTTTCGTGCTCCGCAAGCGGAAACTCGCGCTGATCCAGAGCGCCGCACACTGCGCAGGTCTTGAGATCGAGCGCCGCCTCGAACCGATAGGAGCGGATACCTGTTTCCCGGTATCCCTGTTCGGCAGCCTCAGCGGCGATATGGGCGCTCTCGGTGTGGATGAGCGTTGCCGCCCTGCTCTCGGACACACCCATGCGCTGGGCGAACTCTTTCGTCATGCGGTCAAGTGAGTCGCCGCGGACAAAGCCGCGCGAGAGCGTCTGCATCAGCTCACGGGTCAGCTTGTCCTTGTCCGCCCAGATGCGGGACGAAAACTCGCTGCCGACCCACGGCACCGCAAGAATGCGTTCAATGGTCTGCGGGTCAATGCGGGCAAAGGTGCTTGCCACATCGACCTGCTGGCTGACAGCGTACACCGTGCGGTAGTAGGTGTCGGTGCAGCGCTCCTGCAAATGGTCGCGCAGCACATCGCGCTGAGAGCCGAACAGCTCCATCATACGCAGCTCAACCTGCGTCTGCAACGCCTGCAAGCGCGAGATACGCGAACGGAGATAAACCTCCTCCAGCTCCTTGTCAAAGCCGCCTGCAAGCGCCTTATCCCGGAACTCGTCCAGCGACATCCGGAAGTCCTCCAGCTCTGCATCCCGCAGCAGCCTGCGTGCGTCTGCCATGCTGACGCTCTCGTTTGCGGCATAGCGAGCATAGAAGATCGAAATTTCCTTGTCCAGCTCGTGCAGGATACGTTCGTACTCCCGATGGAACCGCAGACACAGATCATCGTCCTCGCGTTTCTGCTTCTCGGCCAGCTCGATGGCACGTTTGCGCCAGTAGGCGCCGTCCAGCTTATCCGCTGCTGCCATCGCCTGCACCGTCCTTTGGCGGGAACCGGAACTGCGGCTGCTTCTCGGCTGCCGCCTGCTGTTCCTTTTCGAGTTGTTTCTGCTCGTTCTCGGCATCGTCTACCCACGGATGATTTGCGAGGATGGTTCTGTCCGAGATAATGCCGACCGACTGCTGCGCGATCTGCGCGGTTTCGAGGTCGTTCTGCACCATGTTGCGTGTCCATGTCTGGAGAATGCGTTTCGGCTGTGCGATACCCTCCAGACGGCAGATAGCGCGTACCAGCTCGGCGAAACCGCTGCGGAACTGCGTTTCCAGCATGCCGGCTTTCAGCTCAAGCAGGCTGTACAGGTACTTGAGCGCCACACCGGACGAATTGCCGAAATTCTCCGGATTCGGGTCAACGCCCATGCCGGAAACGAAAATCTGACGGCGGGTTCTTTCGAGAAATGCGTTCCGCGCCTCAAACGGGATCTCCGCGCGGATGGTGTCCACGCCGCCGTCCCCCTCGACCTTGATGAGCTTGCTCTTTTTGAGGTCACTCATGAACTCGGTCTTGTCCGTGCCGCCGTAGTTCTTGATGACGAAGATGACCTCTTGCACGTCCTCCATATCGTTGGCGAAGCCGGAAACCACCTTGTCGTAGGCGTCGATCAGGTCACGGTACAGCGGCAGATCGCCCATGCGGTCGGCGTTGTTGTAAAACGGGATGAACGGCACAGCGCCGAGGCCGTGCCGCAGCTCCTGTCCGACTTCCGGGTAATCGAAGTAAGCATAGCTGCCGGACACGCCGTTCTGACGGTAAAATCGGCAGGTCGTGTCGTCCCAATACTCGCACACCTGCACGGTCTGACCGCTTTCCGGGTCGAGCATGGTGTAGCAGCGCAGCACACCGACTAAATCGCTCTCCAGCGTACCGGAGAACACCGGCACGATCTGCTCCGGGTCTACGGTATGATAGCGGAAACGGCCGTCTGTGCCGCGCCAGTAATGCAGCCACCCGACCGAGGTGTTGCTCGCGTCAATGCCGAGCTGCATGGCCGTTGCGGTGTACTGATCTCCGAGGATCTCTGCGATCCGCTCGTTGGCGGTCTTGTTCCCCACATCGAACACCGGCGGATAGCTCAGCGCGTAGGAAACCTTCTGCGTCACGAGCAGATTATGCCACGAGTGCGAAATACGGTTGTCCGCGAGGTGCAGCGGATTGCCGAGCGCCTGCTCAGTCTCTGCCTGCCGCTGCAAAACGCTGTTGTCCTGCTTGATGCGGTTGACGTTGCTGTAATAGCGCCGCGCCTCGTCCGCTGCGCGGATGAACTGCCCGTGCCCCTGTAAAAGCCGCTGAATCGTGCGGCTGTTCACTTTCACCATACGCTGACCCCTCCTTTCCTGGTAAACTGCTCCGCAACGCCGGTCGTGGCGTCGGGAGCGTCATCATGGGCATTCTTGCCCTCTTTCTGGTAATGTAACATTGCTTTTGCGTACTCCGGCCAGCGGTCGCGCCAGTTTGCGGGGTAGTAAATGTGATCCTGCACCCACGTTGAGCCCGTCAGGATACGCGCGACCTTGTTCTCGCTCTGGTAGAACCACTCCACACGGCAGCGGTTGGAGCCGAGCCGCCGAAGCTGCTCCTGCACGTTGCGGGCAAAGCCGCGGCCGCCGTTGTTGCTCTCGATTTTCGCGAGGTTTACGCCGTGCGCCAGCAGCCGCCGTGCGGTTTCCGGTTCGGTCACTTCCATCGGGTCTTTGGTGTAGTAGATATCGAGCACATACGCCTCGTGCGCGTACTCGCCGTAGATGATGCTGCAAAGATAGTCCGCGCCGGTGTCCGCCGTGTCCGTGTAGCTGCGGATATGCGTAAACAGTGGATTGCCGTGCTCGTCCCTCGGAATGTCCGTATAGGTCTTGAAGCTGCTGTACAGACGGCCTTTCAGGTCGATCGGCTGCTGCTGGTAGTTCGCGCTGGCGATCTCCTCGCTCATCGTGCGAACCTTGTCCTCGTAGTCCTCACGGGTGAGAACCGCATCGCACAGCATGGTACCGTCGTCCTGCAAGGCTTTCATCGTGATGAGTTCCGCATCCGGCCAGTGCTCCAGCGCACGGCCTGCAAGGTCGCCGGTCGCCCAGCGCGTCATGATGATAACGATCTTGTAGCCGGTTTCGGTTCGGGACAGCATGGTGTCCGTGAACCACTGCCACTGCTTGTCGAGTGCGCCCTCGTTGAACGCTTCCTCGGCTTTCTTGATCAGGTCATCGAGAATCAGCTTGCGTGCGCCGAAGCCGGTCGCCGTGCCGCCAGGAGAGGTTGCGAGGTAACTCGCGTACTGTCCCTCAAGCGCCCACTTGCCTGCGGCGGCCTCGCCGTACTTGATGCGTGTCTGCGGGAAAATGTCCGAAAACACAATGCGGCTCGGGTCAAACCGTTCCTCCGCAATGCCGTCACGGACTGCCCGTGCGAACGTCGTGGACAGCGTTTCGTTGTAGCTGCCGGTCATGATCTGCTCGGACGGATCACGGCCAAACAGCCATTGGCTCAGCAGCACCGCCGTGCGGCTCTTACCGTGTCGCGGCGGCATATTGACCACCAGCACCTTGCGGTCGCTCTCACAGAACGCCTGTAAGCACCTGCACAGCGTCTTGAGGTACGGCCGGTCCTCGCGGTAGAAGTCCGGCGCCATCAGCTTACAGAACGACCAGAAATCACGCCGGGCAAGCTCAAGGCGCGCCGCCCTGCGAATGCGGGGGTCAACCATCGTCCGCCAGCTTCCGCAGCTCCTCGGTGGTCAGACCTGCGAGCGGGTTCTCCACCTCGAGAGTGCCGGAGTGCTCGATCTGCTGCTTGTCGCGCCACCTGTCCGGTCGGCGGTTCTTCAGCCAGAAGATCTGCGCGGTCGTGTCCGGCGGAATGTGCTTGACCGTCTGCACGGTCTTGATGCTCTTCTTTCCGCCATCCTGACTGCGCTCTACGCGCTCCTCGGTGTAGTCGTAGCCGAGTGCACGCTTGAGTAAAGCGTTCTCAACTTCGATGTCTACGACCTCTTTCCCCCTTTTTAGGGCCTCCGAAAACTCCGGGTATTTGTTTTTCCAGTCGTACAGCGTGCTGGTCGTAATGCCGATCCTGGCTGCGATCTGCTCATCTGTCAGACCATCCCTTGCCCACGCTTCCAGACGGGTGATGCCGTCCGGCGTAAGCCATTCCTGATATTTGCCTTTTGCCATTCTGCACCGTCCTTTCTGAATTCTGGGCACGAAAAAGCACCCTTGTTTCCAAGAGTGCCTTTCCGGAGGTGTTTCCAATGCGGTATGAAGCAGGAGAAATGCGGGACCTAAGTTTCATTCCCGCTGAACTTCATGATACCAGTATAGCAGGAAACTATGTGAACTAACATGGCTTGTTCGCATTTTCTTTCAGAATTTTTTCTGCTGCCTGCAATGCCCTGCCATGCAGCCGCATGACCCAACGCAGGGTGCGGTCTAAGTCAACCGCGATTTTCTCCCACTTCTCAAAGTTTAAGTACCGCTTTGTGAGAAGTGTCCGCAGGGTCGTGTCCGGCACCTCGGCAATTACCGCCGCGATCTCCTGCTTGATGTCGATCAGCTTGTCGATCTGGGCATCCAACTGTGCGGCAAAGTCGGCGTAGCGGCTCAGGCCGCCGTCTGAGGCACCGCCGCCGCCCGGTGCGCCGCTCACCGATGCCACGCCGGACACGCAGCGGTCATACGCCCGGCGCTTGGCACTCTCCAAGGCTGTAATCTCGCGGTCGAGTGCCCACCCGCGGTTCAGCCAGTCTTTTGTTGTCATGTAGTCCTCTCCCCATCCGTAATGCCGTAGCGCCACGCAAGGTAGCGCCGAACCTTGTCGCTGTATTTAGTCATGCGACGTCACCGTAACCGGAATGATCATCTCCGGCAGGAAATTCACCTCGTAGTGGAACTTGTCCACGTAAGCGCCGCTGACGTCCTCCACAACGTAGATCGTCCAGTCGTTGAGGTACACAAGGTGTTTCTTGTAAACGCCCTGCCCGGTCTCGACAGTCACCTCCAGCTCGTTCTCGCTGTTGTTCGAGATGGCGAAGTTGCCGATCAGCTCAAACACCGGCTTGTCCGTACGCGCGTTGATGACTTCCAGACGGCGCGTGACGTTGAAATTGTCCGCCTCCTTCGAGATGTTGTACGCAACGCGCTCGCTCTCCCTGCAGGCCGACAGACTACACATCATAGCACCGCAGAGCAGTGCCGCCATGATTTTCTTTTTCATTTTTGTTCGCCTCCAAATATTTTATGATTTCCCTTTCAAACATCGTTATAGCGGTTCAGGCAACGAGTATTATTGCAAAACCGTTTCTGACCGATTACCTTTAACGGCTGTCCGCAAAACTGGCAATACACCGCTTCTGTTCTCGGCGGAGTGTCATCCGCGTGTGTTCCGCCGTATCTCATGCGGTTCACCATGCACACCACAGAACCCGGCTGAGCAGCGGCGATGCAGTGTTCCTTTGCTTTGCAGTAATAGCACTCAGGCGTTGCCATCACGCAGCAGCTCCTTCCGCAGCTCTTTGAGCTTGTCCGTCAGCAGGCTCTCGGCCTTGCTCCCGGCTTTCAACTTGCCGCCCTTGTCGCAGAGATTGTAGCGCGGACGGTTGACGTTATGCGTACCGCCACCCGGAAAGAAATCGTCGCCCTCGTACCAGCTGGCGGTGAAAAAGCTGCCGTCCGGCAGGTCGAGCCGGTACACGCTAAGCCCGATCTCGGGCGCCTTGTGCCAGATGCCCCAGTTCTGCCAGCCAGACAGCACGACCTTGCGCTTGCTCTCGTTCGTCAGGGCGAGAATGTCCTGACGGGTCAGTTCCAGTATCATACTTTCCCTCCCAACTCTTTCAACCGTGTCATCGGGCACTGCTCGCATTTGTCTACCAACGCCTCATAGTCCAACTCATACGGGAACTTGCAATACTCATCGCATAACTCGCTCGCGAGCTTATTCACCGCCTGCTCCCAGCAGGCCGGATGGAACACGGGTGCAGTCCGCACACCCTGCCCACAGAATTTACATTTTGCCATTGTTCTCCTCCTCAAAACATCGTTTCAACTTCCACGACGATCTTCTTCACCTCGGGGTTCTCGCTCTGCCGCAGCAGCTTCATTGCCGTACCGGCACGCAGCCACTCGGCCTCCTGCGCGAGGTTACGCTCGTAATCTTTTTTCAGCTCCTGCTTATACGCCACGCCCTCCTCACGGGTCAGGCCGCCGTGAAAGTGCAGCTCATACAGCAGCCGCAGCGCCAGCCAGATCATGCGCTCGGCGGGTGTCAGACCATCCGGCTCGGGTTTGCGGTCGTATGCCCGCTGGTTCATCTCCTCAAAGTCCATATCAGCCCTCCACCGGCTCGATGTGAATCCAGATGCCGGGCGTGTCCGCCCAGAATTTCTCCGTAATCTCCGAGCACACCAGCGCATCGTCCGTCCAGAAGTGCTCAGCGGTCATGCAATCCTTGAGCAGTTTCTGCAGGTTGTCCGTATCCGGCTTTGTCGTGCGGTAGCTGCCGTTCGGGTGCTTTCCCCGCGGGAACAGCCACTTCACTACGAGCCGCACGCCGCCTGTATACGGCTGTTCCGGCCGGTGCTGCCCGAGGTGAGCGCACAGCTTTGCGCGGGCGGCGGCGAGCGCCTGCGGTTCGTAGAACTGCGGCTTGCCATGTACCACCCGCACCTGCTTCTCCTGCGCCGTACACGTCGGCGGGCGCATCGCCATGAAAAACTGCGTTACCATTTTCTTTCTTCTCCTCTCGCGCGACGGGTCCAGTCGTGTGTGCGCTCTCCAACCATCTGTGAGGGGCGCCTTCAAAGCCCCCTCACATGGTGAGTGCGTTCACACACTGACCCACCTGATTGTGTCACTTGTGACATTGCCCAAAATATATACGTAGTATATATATGGTCGTGTCGTCACTCTCGACATGACCATAATTTCAGGTCGTGTCGCAGGTTATGTCACTAACGACATGACCTGAACCGTAAGGTCGTGTCACAGGTTGTGTCGCAAGCGTCATAACCTTAACTTTCAGGTCATGTCGCAGGTCGTGTCATTCAAGATTTTTCCACTATTCTTATCCAGCGAATAACCATAATCCTTAATCCACCGGTAGACGGTTCTCGAAGTCGGCTTCTGAACCTCTCCGTCCTCGTTCTGCTCGGTGTAGTATTCGATCATGTCCTGCACGGTCGGTGCATCCCCGCCCAGGCACAGGGCATTGTACGCCGTATCGAACGCTTCCTTCTTGCTCTGCTTCGCCTGCTTTGCCTTGCCCTTGCGGGCCTTTGCGCCGCGCTGCCACGCCGGAGCAGCCTCGTCCGGATTGATGTCCTGCAAAGCGCCGTTGCCATCCAGCCGGTGCACCGGAAACTCGAACCACAGGTTGACCGGCGGGAACTTCGGGAACTCACGCAGCGTGCCCTCGATGCGCCACGCCGTCCGTGCCTGCACCTCTTTTCGGGTGTCGGCAATGCGGTCGAGCAAGTGATTGTAGTCCACGCCGGAGAGCAGCCGCTTGCAGGCGTCCATGGCGGCACGCTGGCTGCACAGGTCGTCCTGCGATACCTCGTCGCTCTTTCCTGCTGCCTCGAGCGCCGCGCCGCACACACGGCAGACGGCGTTGTTCTCCATCTGCACCCGCAGGTCGTCCGACACCTCGAGTTCGATGAGGTCGAGCAGCGCATCCGGGTCGCGGGCGAACACGCCCGAGCCGCTCGCGCGGTCCATCGAGCGCTTGCCGCCCTGTGCACCCTTGGAATGGTGGTGACAGTAGATGGTCGCGCAGCCGAGTTCGGTGCACACCTTGTCAAACTGGTTGCAGAAGTTCGCCATCTGGTCGGCAGAGTTCTCGTCGCCGGTGATGACCTTGTAAATGGGGTCGATGATAACCGCGATGTAGTCCTTCTTGATGGCTCTGCGAATCAGCTTGGGCGTGAGCCTGTCCATCGGCACGGACTTGCCGCGCAGGTTCCAGATGTCGATGTTGCCGAGGTGCTCCGGCTTCCAGCCGAGGCAGCCGTACACGTCCCTGAAGCGGTGCAGGCAGGAGGCACGGTCGAGCTCGAGGTTGACGTACAGCACTCTGCCCTGTGCACAGTCGAAGCCGAGCCAGCTTTTGCCCTCGGCGATGGCGATGGTCAGCTCGATCAGTGCGAACGACTTGCCCGCCTTGGACGGTCCGGCAAGCAGCATCTTGTGTCCCTGCCGGAGCACGCCGCCGATGAGTGCCGGAGCCAGCGGCGGCATCTCGTCCCAGACCGCGCTCATGCTCTCCGGGTCGGGCAGATCGTCGGTCGCGCTCTCAATGAACTCGCGCCACTCGGCAAAGTCACTCTTTCCGATGTTGGTGTCGATGAGGAACTGCTTGTGTCCCTTGCGCATCACGCCAGGCATACGCGACAGGCGCGACGGATTGCGGTTCTGCTGGTCGAGTTCCAGACCGTTCTTGCGGCAGACCGCGTACAGGTATTCGACCCGCTTGCGGTACTCGGGATAGTCCGGTGCGTCGATGTGTACAATGGCGTGCACGCTCTTGCCGCCCGAGTGTACCAGACACGCCACCGGCAGCTCCAGCTCGCGGATGAGCGCGTTCTGGCGGTCGATGTCCATGCCGTCGCACTCGACGAGCGCGTAGCGGAACGCGGTGACGTTCTCGTTGCGGATGCCCTTGCCGTCGAGCGGGTTGAAGCGGATCCACGCGCCGACCGCCGGGTCGTAGTCACCGAGCACGCTGCCGATGTCGTCGCCGCAGGCAGAGAGCGCCTGCACCAGCTGACCGGCGGTTCGCGCCCAGTCGCCCTTGGTCGGCATGGCCTTGCCGTCCTCGTTCGAGAACGAGCGGGTGACGTAGCCGACGTGCTCCTCGCTGTCGAACAGCGTTTCGAGGTAGGTAATGAGCTGCTGCGCCGGATGCCACTCGGCGGGTTCGGCAATCTCCTGCGCTTCGACCCAGTGCGGGTCAATCACGCGGTAGGGTTCGTTCCCGCCGATCTCATCGTCCCAACCGAGTTCACAGTCGCCGCCGTTCGGCTGCCAGCCGCCTCGCTGCGCCATCTGCACGATGGTTCCCGCCGTGATGGGCGTGTCCGTGCCGCGAAAGCTGTCCCACTTGCGGGCGCACTCGCCGCTGCGGTAGCGCCCGCCGTCCCGTCTTGACCAGTCCTCCCACAGACCGACGGGATAGCCTGCTTCTTTCAGTCCCATGCCGACGCCGACCCACTCGCTGTACGAGAGTTCTCTCGGGTCGATGTAGTCCAGCGCCTGCCGGAGATCGAGTTCGTCCTGCTTCATTTATCCTCCATTATCCCATGTAGGTTTTCGGGTCGATGCCGCGCGGAATGCGCCAGCCGTTGGCGGCAATGCGGTCGATGAGCTGCTTTGCCTGCTCAAACTGCCAGGTGCCGACGTGCGTAAAGCCCTTGCCCTCCAGAAAGCGAATCTGCTTGGGCGTTGTCAGTCCTTCGGTGCGGCGTGCCGCCAGACGGTCGAGCAGCTTTGCTGCTTTGCCCGCGCATTCGATCTCGTCCGGGCGGATGCCCCACTTTTCCAGTGCGCCGAGCTGCTTTTCACTCGGCGGCGCGATCTCCCAGCCGAATGCGGGCGTGTAGCCTGCTAAATCCTCCGCCTGAATGGACAGCTCAAACTGTAACGGGTCCACCAGACGGCGCTTGCGGCTTTTCATCTCCGCCAGCTGCTTGGCGAGGGATTCCTCGCGCTGCTGCACCACATCGCTCTCGGCCTGCTCGGCGGCTTCCAGAATGTCAACCGGACCGCCCTGCTCGGCTGCACTCTCGGTCATGCTCTCGGCCACCTCGGCGGTTTCGCAGACCAGATGCGCCGGTCTGCAAAGCTCGTGCCGCTCGGTGTGCCACAGGAAATCCAGCAGCAGCAGGTCGGTCTTGCCGGGAAACAGGCGCGTGCCGCGGCCTACCATCTGGCTGTACAGGCTGCGTACTTTAGTCGGGCGCAGCACCACAACGCAGTTGACGCTCGGGCAGTCCCAGCCCTCGGTGAGCAGCATACTGTTGCACAGCACGTTGTACTCGCCGCGGTCGAACGCCGCAAGGATTTCCGCGCGGTCGGGCGATTCGCCGTTCACTTCTGCCGCACGGAAGCCGCGCGAACACAGAATATCGCGGAATTTCTGGCTGGTCTTAACGAGCGGCAGGAACACAACGGTCTTGCGGTCGGCACAGGTCTTTGCCATCTCGTCCGCGATCTGGTAGAGGTACGGGTCGAGCGCACTGTCGAGGTCGCCCGGCTTAAAGTCTCCGGACTGCACGCCGACACCGGAGAGGTCCATCTTGAGCGGCACGGTCAGCGCCTTGATGGGCACGAGGTAGCCCTCGCGGATGGCCTTGGTCAGCGAATACTCATACGCCAGCGACTGAAACACGCTGCCGAGGTTTCGCATATCACCTCGGTCGGGCGTTGCGGTCACGCCGAGCACCTTTGCGCTGTCGAAGTGGTTGAGGATACGTCCGTAGCTGTCGGATACCGCGTGATGCGCTTCGTCGATGATGATGGTGCCGAAGTAGTCCCGCGGGAACGCCGCCAGCCGCTTGGGCCGCATGAGGGTCTGCACCGAGCCGACCGCCACGCGCAGCCAGCTGCCCAGACAGCTTTGCTCGGCTTTCTCGGTCGCACAGGAAAGTCCGGTCGCGGTGTGCAGCTTGTCGGCGGCCTGATCGAGCAGCTCACCGCGGTGCGCGAGGATGAGCACGCGGTCGCCCTGCCGTACCCTGTCCTCGGCGATTTTTGCAAAAATGACAGTCTTGCCGCAGCCGGTGGGAATAGAAAGCAGGGTGCTGTCGTCACCCTGCTCCCAGCGGTTCTCGACCGCTTCACGCGCCGCCTGCTGATACGGTCGCAGTTCCACCATATTAGAATGCTCCCGGCGTGAAGCCGCCCGCCTGCTGCATGGACGGAGCACCCAGCGGGTCGAGGAACTCGTCCAGATCGTTGGTTTCGCGGTCTGCGCCGGTCTTGTCCTTGTAAGTACGCTTGGTGATGCGGCAGCGGCCGGTCTTGCCGGTGACGGCTGCCCAGTTCATACGCAGCTTTTCGCCATGCTTACGCAGACCGATGCTTGTGAAGAACTGGCACAGCTTCCACTCAAAGCGCTTAAGCAAAAACAGGTTGACGTTCATCTCGCTCTCGCCGTCCGGCGCATCTACACGCAGGTGCAGGATCGCCTGATTGCACGGCGCTACCTTTTCGCTGCCGGCGTAGCGGGCACGCTCAAAACCCAGTACGGTAAACGGGTACTCGCCCGGCTCGAGCACGCGGCGCGGACTGCCCTCGTTTTCGATCTCGTCTTCCCAGCCGAGCTCCTGATCCAGAATGTTGTCGTTCATAATGATTGTCCTCCTTGATTAAAACGGAATGTCCTTGCGCTCTTTCAGAATGACCTGATAGAGCTGATCCCACGCACCGATCAGGCAGCCGTTTACAAAATCCGCCGGATAGTCGGTGATCTCCATGCCGAGCGGGAAATATCCCTTGGCGGAAACGGCGGTCTGAATGTCGGTCGCGGTGACGTTGTTGGCCTGCATCAGGTCGCGCAGCGCCTGCGGGATACCTGCCGGAATGTCCGGCACGGTGCCGTCCGGTTTCGCCGGTTCGCTGTCTGCCGCCTGTGCAGGTGCATCGGAAACGTCCTTACACTTATCCGGTGTTTCGTCCGAAAAATTGACCGCTAACGGTTCATTTTCCGAAATATTTTTGCCGTCCCCGATGATATGGGCGATTCCGGCATAATCGAACGGCATCTCGCCCGGCAGGCCGAAGCGGTTCTTCGCATCCCAGCACGTGTGATGGGTGGTATACATCCGGCGCTCGCCGCCCTGTCCCTTGGTCTTGCCGTTCTCGGTCTTGACGGCGAACGTCTTGTAGTTGGCGAACAGCACCATGTCCGCCCACTCCTTGACGAGCGGCGCGGTCTTGGCGGACAGCTTCATCTCCCAGCGGTCGTATGCGCCGAGCTCGTCCGGCTGCTCGAACTTGCGCATCTTGGCGTGCGCCGTCACGACCACGTTCACGCCGCGCTCGACCAGCTCGTTCAGCGTATTCAGCAGGGCGCCGAACTCCTCCATCAGATAGGTGTAGCCCTTGCCGTAGCCGAACTCCTCGATGCTCTTTTTCTGGTTCTTGTCGCAGACATAGCGGCTGCACAGCAGCTCCGCCCAGTCCATCGTGTCGATGATGAGCGTACCGCACAGGCTCGGGTCAGCGATGCACTCCTTGACCAGACCGAGCAGCATGACCCAGCTGGTCGGCTTAGGCGTGCGGGCGACGTCCATGTGCTTGGTGCCGCCCTCGGTGTCGATGAACAGCGAGTTCGGGAACTGTGCGGCAAACGTCGATTTGCCGATGCCCTCCGGACCGTACACGACAACCTTGAGCGCGGTCTTCTGTTTTCCGCGGATGATCTGCATTAAAATGCACCTGCTTTCCATGTACTCTGCGGCTCGTCAGGTAAAGGCTGTTCCTCGCCCTGCACATAGCCGTCCTCGATGATGATGGAGCACTCGTCACCGGTCGAAACGCGCGTTGCGATGGCCTGTAAGCCCTCGCTCTCCAGCCACGCGCCGAACTCACGCAGCGTGCCGAGGTCCATCTGCTCCAGCTTGTCCAGCAGTACGAAGCCGCACTGCGGTTTCAGACAGCGCACAATGGCGGTCGCCACCCGCAGCTGCTCACTGCCGGACATATTATCCCATTTCTGGCCGTGATAGGTCAGTGCGCCGTCCGCAACACCGAGGCCCTCCATCGGCAGCTTGGCGCCGTCGAGCAGCGCGCGCTTGTCCTCGCGGAGCTGTTCAATTTCGGCGGTCAGGCTGTCATACTGCTGCTGATAGGCGCGTGCATCTTCTTCGGCCTTTTCGCGGTTGAGGTTGTCGCGCACCTTGGCGTTGATGGTTTCGATATCGGCAATGCTGCGCTCCAGTTCCTCGGTGCTCTCGTCCACAAGCTGCTCGGCGGTCTTGCGTGCGGTGGCAAGGTCAGTCGTCCTGGCGGTGAGTTCCTGCTCTGCGGTCGCAAGCTGACGGTGCAGCTCATCCACACGCGCGGTCAGGGTGCTCACCTGCTGCTCGAGCAGGCTTGCCATCGCCCGCTTGCTCTGGTTCTCGCCGTTGCGGGCAAGGATCGCCTGCTGCTGACGAATGAGGTCAGAAGCGGAGATGAGCTCGTCCGGTGCATCCGGCCAGTACGGCTGCTCTTTCGCGTACTTGGCTTTCTGGTCGGCAATGCGCCCGATGGCAAGGCGCTCGTTGTACTGCTCCTGCTCTTTGCGCTCGAGCGCGGCAAGCTGTTCGCCCACGCCGATGATGCGGAGCAGCGTGTCCGCCTTTTCGCGGTCGCTCGCCTGCATAAAGCGCGGCAGATCGAGTGCAAGCTGCTCGATAAAGGCGTTCAGCAGCTGCTGTCCGGCCTTGCTGCCCGACGGGTCGGTGACCTTGAGGTCGCTGTTCTTGCCGCGGCGCTCGACGATCAGGCCGTTTGACAGCGTGACCTTGATGTGCGGCGGGATCGTGCTGCCCTCACGGGTCGCCATGGACGGACGGAAGCGGTCGCCGCCGAGCGCCCATGCGATCGTGTCCAGCAGCGAGGTCTTGCCCTGGTTGTTGTTCCCGCCGATGATGGTCAGGCCGGTTTCGCTCGGGTGCAGCTGCACCGCACGCACGCGCTTGACGTTCTCCGCCTCGAGCGAGGTGATCTTGATGGGGTCGGTCATGTTACATCTCCTCCAGCAAAGCCTTGATAACGTCCTTGGAAGCGCCGCAGCGGATTGCGTTGGCAACATCCTCGCTGGTCAGCTTGTCCGCACGGACGATGGATGCGTTGACAATAACGCCGTCACAGCTGTCCTCGAGCCACATCGGCGAATCCTCGCTCGTTACGAACTGAGTGAACATCTTGCGGAACGCCTGCGCGGCGCGCTTGTTCTGTGCACCAATCTGCAGATACGCACTGCCGATTGCATTGACCAGTTCGGAAACAATCGCTTTCATGTTGCCCGCCAGCTCTACACTCCCCTCAACGTGGTCACCTTTTACGTTGCTGATAATCTTTACCATTGAAAATCTCTCCTGTTCATGCTATTATGTGGTTGAATACTTTTACCTGCCGCTGATCGGGATTGCCGTCCTGACAGCGGCGTTTTTCATGCGCGGATTTCGTCATACGCGATGACAGCCGCGATCTGGCAGACCGACACATCGGCGTCAGGGTGCTGCTCGATGATGTACGACAGCTTGCGGATTTCCTGCTCGATGACCGACAAAGCCTTGCGCCAGCAGGCAGCCATCTTGTTGAAGTCGTCCACCCGACCGACCACAGCGTCAAACGCCGTGAAGATCATGCGGTCGAAGGCTTCATCGGACACATATGATTTAGGCACCGGAGCGGCAACAAGTATGTCCTCATCGTCCTGCGGTTCAGCCGTTGGCGGTTCTTCGACCTGCTCCGGCTCCTTGCTGCCGGTCCGCTGACGTGCTGCCATGGCGGCCAGTTTGGTAACGACCTTATCGCTCGACACGCCCAGCGCCTCGGCGATCTCGGCCGCAGATTTGCCCTCGCTGTGCAGCGCGGCCATCTGCTCGAGCTGTTCATCTGTCCAGCGGAAGTACGGGCGCTTGCTCGGCCGCGGCTTGCGGTTCGGACTGTCGAACTCGGATGCGACCGAGGCGAGGGTTTCTGCGAAATTGTTGTTAGACATAGGGTTTCATCTCCTTTTTCATTCCGTGCCGACACCCTCAGCCATGAACTTCTCGAACGCGGCCTTGGGAATGATAAAGTGCATACGCCCGCTCGGCTGACGGTACGCGATGCCAAACGGTACCTGCTTGGTGCGGATCAGGTTGCGCAGCGAGTTAGGGTTCATGCCCAGACGTTGTGCGCATTCTTTTGCGGTGTAGGTTTCACGCTTGTCCGTCATGTGAATTCTCCTCTCTTATGTGATAAATTTAGCTACCATCCGTGCAATACAGATCAGAGCAGCCAAACTGATGTAAAATACCGCACAGAACATGTCGATACGCTGATGGAACAGCCTGTTCTTCAACAGGTGAATCTGCACCAGAATGAGCAGCGCCCAAAAAGCAGTGCCCGACGGGAGGTAAATCATGAAGCATCACCAGCCTTCTTGATGGGTTCTCGTACATGCTTTCTTGTTTCCAGCTCGTATTGCGTTCAAATAGCGTAGCG